CGATTACAAATTTAGAGCGTCATTAATGGCGGAGTACTGGCAAATTAAAAGGGATAATTTTCCTTTGAAAAAAGATTACAATCAATTTTAAACTTAAAAAACCAACTAAAATGACAGAAAGTCAAGCAGAATTTATTAGTTCAATTTCTAGAAGTATTAAAGAGAAAGAATCGATTATAAAATCTCTAACACAAATTAATGGAGACATTGTCGTTTTTTCTCCATACGACACTAATAGGGTATTAATAGATGACATTAATTTCATAAGGCAACTAAAAGAAATTACTATTAACCATTACACAGAACAATTATCTTATTTAAAAGCACAACTAGAAAACTTATAAACCAATGGAAAAAAACTTTACGAATACTCAATTCAAATGGACGTTTGAAAGCATATCGGACAATATTCCTACAATTATGCTGATAACTATCCTTTTGACGTATGGCATAAACGCCTACCTGACTGCTATATTTTTACCCTTAGATTTTTGGTTAGCTATCATAGCAGCCTCTATTCTTCAGTTAGGTCGCTTTGCAGTCGTTTTCATGGACTTTCTAAATCCAACTAAAGGTAGAAGTACTTACCCACCTAAAATAGCATTAGGAGCGACGATTGTGGCTTTAATTGAAATATTCTTTGGATTGCAAGAACACTACGAAGGTGGGGAATATATAACTATGTTTTTATTTGTTGGAACTATCATTGTTTTCGGCTATCTTTTGGAAATAAATTTTGTGGATAAAGGAGTTGAAGCCTACGGTATTAATGAGCCAAAAATTATAAAAAGACGTAGAAAACGCAAAACCATTGTTGAAATAAACAATGAAGAAGTACCTAAGAATTTTAAAAAAAATATTACTTCATTTCAATTATCAATGTTTTAATTATGGAAAAAGAATTTGTAAGCTATGAAATTGCTTTAAAACTTAAAGAACTTGGATTTAATGAGCCTTGTCTTACATATTATTATGAACTTACTAGTAACCTAAGAACACATTTAGCAATTGACGTACGTAATGCCTGGACGTACTCGGGAAATAAAAAATTAGGATTTACTTTAGCACCATTATACCAGCAAGCTTTTAAATGGATTAGAGAAAAACATAATATAGATATTAGTATAAATACTATTTATTCTAAGTATAATGAAAATACAATTAAACAATATAGTGGAGTTATTGATACTAAAACTATGTATACCAATGTCGGTTTTTACGACAACTACGAAGAAGCTCAACTTGCAGGCTTGCAAAAAATGATTGAAATAATTAAAAACAAATGAGAACATACATAGGGGTTGACCCAGCAATAAGATTAAACGGAATGGCAGCCTGTTTTATTAAGCCAAACAAAGAGGTTGAATTTAAAAAATACAAAAGGTTTGTAGATTTTTTGGAAGATTCTTTTTACTGGCATATGGATTATCCAAACGCTGTTGTTTTAGTGGAAGATAGTAGCCTTCAAAATGTAACTTTTAACTCTTCCATTAACCGCGCGATCCTTTCCCGTATGTCCCGAAATGTAGGCATGAACCAAGCGGCTTCTCGAATAGCGTACGAATGGATTAAAGAAAATGGTTGTGAAGCTTACAATATTTCACCTGAACAAAAGGGTAAAAAATGGGGAAAGGAAATATTTATGAAAGTCTTTCAAAATGAAGGCTACAAATTTGAACCAAATTTTAAACCAGCCAAAATAAGTCAAGACGAAATAGATTGTTTTACTCTTGCTTTAAAGGCTAAAAATTATCAAAAACATGAAAACAAATGGAAATGAACCAGCTTTTTCAAAAGCAGCTTATAATGATCCTTATTTTGGTCTTGATGCATCGAACGAAGGATTAACTAAACGTGAATATTTTGCAGCTATTGCAATGCAAGGAATAATAACTAATAAGGATGGACTTGATATTAAAATTGAATACATTGTTGAAAGTGCGGTTGATGTAGCAGATGCTTTGATTGAAGAACTAAACAAAACAAAGACGAATGAAAAAAAATAATGAAATGATAGATGGCATTAGTGTTGCTACATGGAAAGAAATTGAAAAAATTTCTAAGCAATATCCTAAACCTGTCAGATATGCTGAAGGTACGGTAGCAAAATTAACTATCCTTAAATTTTATCTTGAGCCTTTAATGAAAGATGAAAGACCACCAATGCGTATGATGGAACCTGGAAGAATGATTACGATAGCGTACAAATTTTACAAAGAGTCAGATGGTGATAATATTAGAAATTTAGCCTTAACTTTAATTAATAAATTTATAAATTAGGTTGATTACATTTTGTTAATTAGTGGTAATATCGGGGTGACATTTGCGTCGCCCCCTTTTTATTTAAGCATTTAGTAAACCTATTTTTTCTATATAATCACCAACCGCCCTAGCATGGCATAAAGCTATATTTTTTTGAAAGTCTGTATCAAACATTAATTTAGCATCATGATAATTCGTGAAAAATCCATTTTCAGACAAAACCGCAGGCATATTAGTTTGGGTTAAAACATGAAATCTAGCTTCTTTATCGTGATCTCCATCGGTTGTATCAGGCCTAAAAATCCAATTAGGAAATTGTGATTTTACTCGATAAAATAAAAAATCTGCATAAATATCAGATTTGGTTTGTCCTGGCGAAGTAAACACCTCCCATCCTCTAGCGCTTTTATTTTCGGCTGCGTTCCCGTGAACGCTTAAATACAAAGATGCCTTATAATTTTTAGCCGCAAAGTTTGCCTTATTTACTCTTTTGCCTAATGATGTGTCTATTATTTCATCGTAAACCTTCATTGTAGTAAAGCCCCAATCGTTTAAATATTGTTCAATATATTGCACAACGGCCCGATTAAAAACACCCTCAAAAAACCATCCGTAAGAATGAAACGTGCCATTATTGTGTTGCGCACATTTAGCAGGATAGGTAGTATATCCATTTGGTAATTTTACCTTAGGATTGATTCCTCCATGACCAGCATCTAAGAAAATACAAAATTCATTTTTATTCATAATTTACAATTTTAAAGGGAGGCATAAATCAATATACCTCCCTGAAGCCGCATAAGGTAGCGAATCTGTCTGCGCCTATAATTTAAACCCGATCAGTGCAAAAGCCGCACCAATGATGCCAAATTTTGCTGGTAGTTGTACTTCAATTTCTTTTCCAGCACACTCACGTGAAGTCTCCTTAATCTTATTCCAAATAATTTGAGCAAGTTGCACATATTCGCGCCAAGTGAATTTCAACTTCTTTCCATCTTCACTAATAAAGACTGAAATCTCTTGAGATAGCTCCGCAAAATTGAAAGCATAACAAGCAATATCACCTATGGGACTTTTGATTGTGTCTGCGCTTTTTAAAGCCTCTTTTAAATTAGTCTGTTTCATTTTATTTTGTTTTAACGTCTAAAAAATCTAAGAATTGTAGTTGCTAAATTAACGCCAGTAATTGATTTTATGTTCTCCGAAATGCTATACAATTCCGTAAATGCTATTAAAAAACTAACACTATAAACTATTTGCGAAGGCAAATTAAATGTTATTGCTGCACCGTGAAAAATTATTATACCACAAAAATATACAACCACCTTTTGCGATGTTCTATATAAGCCTTTACTTGTTATAGCTTCGTTCTTTTTCTTTGCTGCGATGATTCCCGTGACAGTGTCTGCAAAAACTACAAAGATTGTAAAAATCAAGAAATGCTTTATTGGGAGGAAAAACGAAAAAACTACTCCACAACAAATAGAATAAACTATACCGTCGTAGCCAAGTTTTAAAAGGTTGTAGATTATTGATTTCATGTTATTTTAGTTTCCTCTTTGCATTATTACCCAATATGTACCATCGCTTACTAAAGTTGCAGACCTAACACTTCCAGAAGGTATTAATATTCCTGCGGTTGTACTACCTGCATTGAAAGCTGTTCCAAATGCTATAACATTTGAGGATGCGCTTTGTACCTGCCCTAAACCTGTTTGTTTAACGTGAAATTCTTTGCCTGGATATGTAGCAGCATTCGGCAAAGTTAATGTAACTAAATTGTCTTGATGTATATTTAACCAAGTTGTATTTACGCTAACCGTCAATGATGTAGCAGTAGATGTTGTATAAGTTCTTTCTATCCAAGGAGTGTTAACCCTGCCTCCAAAAGTACCGCTAGATGAAACGTTTAAAGTTCCAGTAAACGTCTTATTTCCGGCAAAACTTTGAGTACCTGTATTAACTACACCCGACGCACCTGTGCCAGCATCTGTTATTGTAATATTTGGAGTAGTGCCGCCAGAAGATGAAAGAGGAGGTGAAGCATTAACACTTGTAACCCCTCCACTTGATACACCTATTGCTGTTCTAAAACTTGCAGCGTCTAAAGCAGTCACCGTATTATCTGCATTAAATCTAGGGAAAGTCACGGCAGATGGATTGGTAAGCATAAACATACTTTGTCCAATAGTTGTACCTCCTAAATCAAGTCTAATACCTTCAGCTGTTCTTTGGCTAACAGTGTTATCCGCATTGTATCTAATAAAAGAGACTTGGCTTATATCTGATAAAGTAAATACATTAGCCCCTCTTACTGTTGCGCCTAAAGCCGTTCTTGCAGCAGATACAGTTGTTGCACCTGTACCTCCATTTGCTATAGCTAACGTGCCACCTAATGTAACCGCTCCGCTTGTTGCCGTAGATGGTGTAAATCCAGTAGTGCCTGCGCTAAAAGTTGAAACAGATGCGCCTATTGTTTGGGTAGATAATAATCCTGTTGAACTTGCAACTACCATCCTTGTTCCAGTACCTGCGAGTGCGCTAAATTGATTAAAATTATAATCACTTATAAATGTACTATTTGGTATAGTAATTCCATCCCATCTTAATAATGATTGAGTAATATTTGTACTACTTGTAAATAAAGGAAAATATAAACTTGAACCATTGCCAGTTATTGGATTGGTTAGCTTTGTTTGATAAGTCGCAGCCGCAACGCCTGTTCTTAAATAATTTGTAAGCATTGAAGCCGTATCACTTACTAAAAGTGTCGCTGTTGTGTCGCGCCAAATACCTTCATTACTTTTATAATAAAGTGAGGCGTTATTTGTAGGCGATGTTATACGGGTGTCGTGTAATTCGTCAAGCTCCTGACCATTACGAATTTTTACGAACAATTCCCCAGAACCAACACTATTTTTTACACAAACACCAATATAAACAGTGTGTTGAGGTGCTTGAGGTTTTGTTGATGTTAATTCCCCAGCGACAGTTGGCGAAAGGTATACGGCTGAGTCTTCGACTAAAGCACTTGTATTTATTCCTGTAATTAACCCCTCGGTTATAACATATCCGCTTTGATTATCTGCTATGCTTTCCGCGACTATTCCAAAAGTGTTGGCTGAAAAGGCATCGGAAACGGCTAAGGCTTTTGCAACTGTTATTCGATTACCTTGACTTCCCGATAAATATACCGCCGTGCCTTTTGTCAATGGTGAACCTGTGCGATTGTTAACTCTTTGATGTAGTTGCTGACCTATTACATTGGTCACATTGCCACCTTTTAAGCCTTGAATTAAAGAGCCTTGCGTGTCATTGTATTCAACTTCACCAACTCCAACAGTTCCATCTTTTGCCGTATTAAAGGTAATTGAATCAAACGGCATGGTTAAGCCTGATGTTCCACCGCCAACCAATCCCCAAACGTTGGAAGTAAAATCAAATGAGTATATTTTTAAATTAACTGTGTCAATAATTAACCATGCGTTTTGATTTGATACGGGTTGGATGCTTGCTGTGTCGGAAATTGAACCACGCCAAACTAAACCGTCGGCGGTGGTTTGGAAACCTAATCTTTGCTTATTGCCTGTATTTGGGTATTGGGCAAAAAGGGAAATGGATAGGAATAAAATAAGGATTGAAGGCAATGTTTTTTTGCCCCCAATCCTCTTAATCAAGTTACTACCCACTTTCAATAAAACCTCCTGAATTAAAATCTCACCTATTTTCCCCAACGTCTTTAAAAAACGTCTTTCTTTCTTTGGTTTTTCCATCATAAAACAATCCCTAAGGTGTTATAAATGTCATTAATTTCTTCATCTTCTTCGCAACTTGCCTCAGGGCAACCAATGGCGCTGGGTATAAATGCGGTTAATGGCGTTGAATAATTGCAAAGTAAATCTTTAATCCTTTTCTTTTTTACCTCCAACCTTTGTAATAAGGTGTCTTGATAAAATTTTAATCCTTCAACCCCGACATTTTGCCCATACTCGTTATCCAAAGTATATAAACCATTTGTTCCAAGTTGCATAACCATGTACGGCGCTGCCTCGTATAACACAGCATTGGCGCAAAAGGATTTTAATTGTTTGTCCCAAATGTCCTGATAAGCCGTCGATGTAAATGCGGTACTTGTTCCCTTGTCTTCAACCATTGAATCATATAAAGTTATGCCAATAGCTGGGACAATCCA